TCAGGGCAGGAAGATCAATCTGTTCTGCTTCAGCAATAGTATACGATGTTGTTCTTTCCAGAACAGTTCGTAGGTATACAAGTTCGTCAATGTTGAGTTGCATTGTTCAGTATGTAATAAGTTGTGGTTCTAACGTTTGTGATTCTTTATTCCCCATGTCATCTCCATTGCTATTGTTAGCAATAGGATGAACATTAGGACGAAGACTGTGCTCACTTTCCAACTCCATAGTCACCACCATCCTCTGCATGTTTGCGTTCAGTTTCATGTAATGCTTTGAGTGCCTCTTCAACCTCAGGAGAATGTTCCCACTCCCACATGTCACCCTTCTCAGTGATTCTGCTCTTCGTGCTCATTTACTTTCCTCAATGTGAAATAGTCGTCATGTGATTCAAAGTCAATCACAGTATCAGTTGTCCATCCTAACTCCTCTAAGAGTTCATCTGGCAATGGTAACACGAGATCACCATTTTCGTCAACCTCAACCTTACTATAGTATTTTGAGTTGTTAGTCACAGTAATTGCATCCCATCTAAGTTTCTTTTGTTCCGACCACATGAAAATTATATGATAGTCTATACTCTTTGGGGAGCATATTATATCTAGTTACGTATTTTTCTGCGTGTTCTAGACATGTAAACCAACATAGTTTATCGTCTCTTTTGTCTTGCAAACGATAAGGAAATGTATCACCATGTGGGAACAGTTTCTTATCAAATGATCTTACTGATATAATGTCAGTCTTCTTCTTTCCAGAAGTCTTTCCAGTCTTCTTGCGTGGCGATGTTGATGTTAATGTTTTGAGATTCTCCTCTAGTTTCTGTTGAGGCGATGATCTCTTCGGCGTAGGTGAGGAGGACTTGGTTGAAGTCTTCTTCTGTGAAGTCGTTGAGGACGCTTTCGAGCGGGTCGTTTTCGTCCCACGAGATTGTGAAACTGCCATCGTTTTCTTCTTTAACATCAATCATGAATGTAACCATTTAACTCTAAGTATTTACGAGTCAAGGGAGTTGGTTCATATACTTCCCACATCTTACCACCAGCACATGCAGCAAGAGCATCCATTGTCATGTTCTTAGTTCTACCTGCCCAACCTGCTTCTGCTTCCCATGCCACAACATTCTTAGGATAAGTGCGTTCTGCCATCACACGCCAGATGATAGGAACAGACTCTTCAGGCATGATGATAGCAATCAAACTATTATCAATCGTGCCTGCCATACAATCTTGAGCAGCGTGCCAACCTTCATGTCTCATCACCATCATGAGTGTGCTAGGTTCTCCCATATAATCCTTATTCAGGAAGAAGTTGTTGCTTACTGTATGATATACACCACGATGACCTGATGGGAAATACTTTTGATCCGCAAGGAATACATTCACACCAACTTGATTGAGTGAGTGTAACATATTATGAAACTCACCAGTGACACTAGTGAATTCTTCTGCATTAGGATACTGTGATGAGATGTCAAGCATCGAGAATACTTTTACAACACCATCAGTGCATTCACCTAATAGCATACAACCCATGGCATCCATAGAGTTATATCCTTGTGTGATCTTACTATCATCAGCAAGTGCAACATGTGCTGTGCTGAGTGATAATGCAGCAAATAGTGTAGGAAGAAATCGTTTCATGAATTTAATGCAGAATGATCTGCGACAGTGTGTGATAGACGACGCTCAAGTTCAACGTCATTGATATTATTTCTGAATGCTAGTGCTTGAGAGTCGTGTCGTGTCTGACTCCACATACAATCAATGAGATATTGAACCTCACCGATTGTTAAATCAACACTGACAGTATCAGAATTCTGAGAGGAGATCTTCGGGGAGGAGTTCATAGATTTGATTGCTAGGCATGTTGTAATCTGCTTCATAAAGAATACGAGTGCGCTCTTCTTCTGTCATCTCAGCAGGGTCGATGATGTCGTTGATCACGTTGTTCATTGTGTAACTCTTGTAATTATAACAGTAGAATGGGGCGGAGTCAGGGGTATAGTAGACACTTCATCAAGTGTCACTGAAGATAGGGATGATGTCAGTTTTTACGTGTAGGGTCTTGTTTACGTGCTGCTCCCATGAGCTGGCGTCCTCTAAATTGTAAAAGATCGCTTCTTGGCGTGTCTTCTTGTTTTTCTTTTGCTTTAGATAAACAACAGCGAATTTCATGTTGGTGTTGAGGATAAACGATCAAATTGACATAATGACGACCCCATCTAGAGTTTTCTGACTCAGGAAGTGGGAGGTCAATGAAGCAAATACTAACGTAGTATTCACTAATAAAACTAATGTAACCTGTGGTGCCACGATACTCAACGGGTTGAAGCAACTCAAACATCGTAGAATCTATCATGCATGTCTTCCATTTGTTGTTTTAGTTCAATGATGTAGGTGGACATTGATGCCACTTTCTCTTGTAAACCTTTGTTTATATCTTGAAGATCTTTAACAAGATCTTTAACCTCATCAGTGAGTGCAGCTGCCGCTTCTTGACTGTGTGCCATTTAAACCTCAGGAACTAAAGTGCAACTTTATCTATGTTATCATACGATTCCTTGATTTCATCAACCTGTTTAGTCATACTAGATTCAGTCATGTCGATCAATGGTGGTCCACCATTACCAAAACCACAACCTCTAGTCATATCGCGACGTAATCGTAGAAGATCATTCACACGTCGCTTCATTCTAATAATCTCTTCTGTGCTGTAGAGATAGTCTTTTTGTAACGCTTTGCGTAACATTTTGATCTCTTTTGTCGGTGTCCACATACTAATAACGTGAGGGGATGGTAGTTTCTTGGATGAATTGAGGTTGACCCAGGTCAGCAGTGCCGTCAGGATTACCTATTAGAAATGCTCTAAGAGTCTTTGCTTTCTCCATATTACTACGGTAGTAAGCAATAGTCTCTTCAATCTCTGCTAGAATATCTTCATAACACTGACGAGCAGATGTATTGTCACATGTGAGATAGTCAGCAACAGCATTAGCAAGACGTTCACGACGCTGCTTGCTATACTCTGCTGCCCAGTATTCTTTGGTTTCCATTAATTAAACTCCTGGTTACGACGGGTGTCTAGGTATGAAATGATCTCGGAACGCCATTCCATCAGTTCATTGTAGCACTCTTGATTGTGAGCACAGTTTCTGAGTTTGGGGTCAGGTTTCAAAACACTTTCATAAAAAAGTCCAAGTGCATCTTTACGTTTTTGATACTTGTTGGTGTCCATGTTATCCTAGCAGTGACAGGTCAGTTTACCACGTATGGTCAGGGAATGCAAACACGTTGCACTCCCGTTATAATTATGCAACCACACTGGTGGCAGGCATACCGTCAACAAATACTGTGTTGACAATTGCTTGGAGTCTCTTGATAGTAGGAGCACCATAGTTCTTGAACACGGGCACTGTCACATAACCAGTAGACTTGCGATACATTGCAACATCACCAGCAGCAATCTTGCCGTTAGCAATATCAGCAGTATCCTCACGATTCATACGAATCACACGACCAATAGTTTGTGCCATCTCAATGACATCAAGTTGACGCAACATCACAGTGTGAGTGAGACCGTGGACGTTGATACCTTCAGACAGGATGCTATAGTGGAAGATGATAAACTTCTTGTTAGGGTCTTTGCCCCATGCATCGAAGGTGTTGAAGAACTTTTGACGATTGACTTTGGTCTTGTTCACATAAGCACCATACTTGCTGGTGATATGCAGCACATCGTAACCACGCTCACGTAATTGATGCATGATATCAGTCTTGAATAACATAGCACCCATGATCTTGCTCGCAGGAGACGCTACAAGCACCTTAGAAGCACTGTTAACGTCAAGTGAGTCTACTACACCCAATAACATGTCACGATCGTTTACAGCAGCATCTGCACCCTTCTGACGAGCATAGTCTACTTCAAAGGGAAGAATTGTAGGAGGAAGGATGCTACCACCTGCAATTAATTCAGGAGCAGGAACATTCTCAAGAACAGAACCAAAGATCTCACCATTGTTCATGCCACGGTTGCTGAAACGAGTGTGCTTAGGTGTTGCAGTAAAGAAGTATGATGCTTTGCTACTCAGACTAGCAGCAGCAACACCAACAAAATGATTACGCTGGACTGCATTGTGTGCCTCATCAAAGTAACAGCAATCGAGCTTGATACCAGCATCAATGATACGTCCGAGTGAATGATATGTTGTGAAGATAATTACATGCTCACCAACATGATGGCACATACGAGTGAATAAGTTGATACGATCAGACTTAGTAGTGCTGAAGTGCTTTGTCTCTCCACTATGAACATGGAGGACGTTAGCATTAGTGATACACTCAAGGTATTCAGAAGATAGTTGAGTTGCTAGCATGATGCGAGGAGCAACAACAACAATAGTCTGCGGAGTCTCTGCGGAACAGAGACGCCTCACTACATCCATGATAGCAATAAGAGTCTTGCCGCCGCCAGTAGGCACGATGATCTGACCCTTGCTTGCATTCTCCATGGCATCGAGAGCACGTTGCTGATGGGGACGGAGTTGCATCGGGTCTGTCTTGCGTTGATGCTATTATTATAGAGCATCAGACCGCGCTGGTCAAGAGTCTGTGACAGTTTACAGACTGGTTAGCGGAACGACTGGAAGTTCTTTGCTTCTCTCTTGTATACTAGCACATCTTCGAGCGCACCAGTATCACTGAATACAAATGAGAAGTCGATTTCTTGATCAGTATGATCAATTAGTGTGCGAATCCATGCCGCATCGTCTGCACTAATCAACTCATATGCTTGCTCAATAAGATCAATCCACTTCTCTCTAATCTCAGACTTGGGTCTTTTCTTCTTGCTCCACTTTAGCGAAGAGATCTGCTTCTCTGCTGCATTTGCAGGGAATGCGTATAATCTATTAGTATAGTCACGACGCAAGTGAACAACAATACTACGATCTAGTTTGTTATGTTCAAACCATACTTTGTGCTGTTGGTGTGATATTCTCTCGATAAAACTATACAGTGTAGAATTCTGTAGAAGTTTTGTAATACGTTGAGGAGTATGTGACATTCCAATAGTATTACCATAGGCATCAAATTTAAACTTGCCGATTCTAATTTGGTTGGGTCCAATCCTGTCGAAGAGGTTCAACATCCTCTCTCTAATACCTTCAATTGGATCTAACTCAAGAGATAACTGATACCACTCTTTTCTATCCATGAGATATTCTACTGACATATCAGTAGTTGCTTCTACCTGCTCAATCTCTTCGTTGTAGTAGATCTCAATAAATTTGGTTGTAGACTTTGGAACAAAATAGTCAGGATCAATAAAAGTATATCCTAGGACTTTTTGTAATCTATCAATTTGTGCATTTGTGAAGATTTCTGGATATTGACTATCCACCAGAGATGTGCATTGTGGCCACATCACTGCATGATTGTGCAGCAGTGACTTATCACTCAAGCGATATACTTTTGATACGTCAAGTTCTGCTGCAAACATTATTCGTTATCCGCTAGTAGTTGACCTTGAGGACTGTAGACAGCATAGAAGATATAATCTTCTGGTCTGGTGCATGATTCCTGATTGACTGGGAATAGATCCTCACACCATTCCATTGCCTCTGTTACATTATCACAGACAATAAATGTATACTCAGACTCGTGAAGAGCACCGAAAATATCAACTGGTAGTCTGCTTCTATACAGATCATATGATGCATTGATTGCATCAACATCACTGCTGCTGTTCCAACCAGTAGAACGCAGGAAGATAACAGTTTTCTCTTGACGCTTAGCAGACTCTTCAATAAAGTCTTGCAAGTAATCAATAGTGTAGTTTGCGTGTAGCTCCATTTAACTTCCAGGCGATTGTAACTCTTAATGAATTGAATGTTCTAGAGACTTCTTCTGCATAGTGTGTCATACGTCCATTGAAGAATACTGCTTTATTAGGTGCAGGTTCAGCATATGTCCATTTACCATCACTACCTTGGAATGCAGTCTTACCGCCCCAGGTGTGTTCCCACATATGATTCGCATACAATAGGAACGTTCTACAATCATCATAATGACCATCAGTGTGAGGCATTGCCTTATCACCATATACATGTCCATTTGCATAGACACGTTCTAACTCTAGGTCAGGTTCATTGGTCACGTCTCTAATAATATTTAGGAGATAGTCATTATAAAATTGTTCATCGTCTAGTTTCATCTCCCAGAATGGGATGTCATGATTTTTTGATACTGATGCATGACCATAACTCCACTGTGGTCTTGCCATGTCTTCTATAATCTGAGCAAAGTCATATTCACCAAAGATTTGATCATAGGTTTCCATATTCTCTCACAAAATTAGTTCTTACTTGTTCAAATGGCACAAGAACTTCTTGTGGTGCATCAGGATATTCTTTCAGCAGTCTCTCAATACTCTTACCAAAGTTAAGAATTTGATGACGCATAAAGAAGTCTTCGATAAGACTAGTTGCCCACATGAGTGCAACACGACGCTTACCAGATGTGACAGGTGCAACATAATGCATGTATCCTGTAGGATACACCAATGCTGTGCCTGCTTTCTGTTTGAATTTGAATGGCATGTCACCATCAGTAATTACTAGTTCCCCACCCTCATATTCATCAGGGTCATTGAGGAACAATGTGATACTGTGATGTGCTTTTAGTCCTTGAACAGTAATATTGTCAATGTGTGGATTATACTTTCCCCCCTCACGATACTCTGTCAATTGAGGAACTGTCATCTCTTTCACAACGAAAGTAGATCTGAATGCAACGGCATCATTGATACCCTGCTGAATCAGTTCTAAACTCTTTCTAAACTGTGATGTATGCTGAGACATAACGTAGTTATCCTTGACGGATGTGTCTACATTATTCTCATCACGTTGGGAAACAGTTCCTTGTGTAAACTCTGCCTTGTCGTATAAAGAATTGATATGGGTCAGTTGTTGTTCATTAAGAATCTCACATTCATAAAACATAGTTAGTCGTCCAGGATAAATTGACTGCTATCGAAATCGGGGTAGATTGATTCTACCTGCATTAGTTTGATGATGTCAAGAACTTCTTGCTTGACTCTCTTACTTCCAGATGCTCTCTGCTTAGCATACATGAGTCTGTTGATCATTCTGCTATCAAGGAAGTCAGATGATGCATCATCATCATAGTTTGTCCACTGATCAGAATCATCAGGATCCATGAATGCTGGTGGATTTTCTACACCATCATATAGTTTTCTATAGTTCTTAGGATCAATAGGATAAACCTGATTGTATAGAGTTTGAGCAAACTCTAGTTTGTCACCATATTGTTCTGGTGTTGGAATAGCAATAGATCTAATCTTTGATCTCCATGCAATCCACATTGCTTTCTCGCCTTCATAACTATCATCAACATCAGGAAGAACACGCCAATCACTAGCAGATAGCATCAGTTGCTTCTCTCTAGTTCTCTTGATCCACTTAGATTCAAAGAAGTTGATCTCTTTGTCTAGTGCTTGAGTATTTTTAAGTGCAACATCAGTCTTACGTTTAGCAGCAACAGCAAACAATGCCAGTGCTGTGTTATACACTTGAGTTGCTTGTTCTTGACTGCTACTCTTGAATTGATACTCTTGCCAATATAGAGACTCAGACTTGAAGTCATACTTCTGTCTCTTGCGCTGCGCCGCGTAGGTGCCATCATTATAGAAACTAAAGAAATCAAGAGTATCTTCTTCAGTATGCCAGAAACTTCCGATCATCTCAAGAAATTTAGTCTTGAGTTCTTCTTCAAACTCCTGTGTCTGCAGTGATGCTGTGTTGAAATCCGACAACGTTGTAGCACTGTTAGGTGCTTGCAGGATCGTGTTGTTAATAAGATCCAACTGCAGTAGTGGTTTCCTTATGATTGGTGTGCTTGAGGTCATGCTAGTGCCGTCTTGATATACCATCCCGTCAAGATATATTTATCTCCGTTGAACAGTGTGTTTCCTTTGTGGACGTGTGTCATACCTGCAGGAAAGTATACAACTGTTCCTTTTGTAGGACGAATTCTTCTTTTTTGATACAAGAACTCTGTCTCACCACCCTCACCTTCTGGGACATCATTGAGATAAATCATCCAGGTAACTTCTCTACATGCATGTGATGCAGCAGAGTTTTCATAGTGCCATTGATGATAACCACCAGTTGGTAGTGTCTTCTGCATCTTAACATCAGCAGAAATCATAGGAACATTCTTTAGTTGTCCAAACTCTGCCATGTAATGAACCATACATGACTTCAGGAATTGATTAACCTGATATGTCATGCCTTGGTTAACATAGTTAGCAAGAACAGATTGATCCTTTCTTGTCATGTTGCTACCATACTGTGTAGCACCATTCATATAGTGATCATCAAAGTTTTCCTGTTGATCATCTGTATCACCAAAAGAGAAATCTTCTGGTCCAACAAATGAACCACGCTTGTTCAGTAGATTTTCAAACCAACCAATACATTGATCACAAAATGGAGCAGGAACAAAGTTTTCCCATACCCCAATAAAATCAGTAAATTCTGATTTGGTGATGTTTGGATCTTGCATCAACTCAAGTGGTCTCCATTGTTGGACCTTACCAACAGTGGGATCTGCATTATGTGCAATTGCCATATTCTAAATTAGTATGCCTTAATTATATATTTAACTTTGTGGAATGGTGCGATGATAGGAACCTTACGCTGTGGATTCATAGCAGCAGTAGGAATTGGTTTGCTGGTATTGTTCCATGAGAATGTCGCTGGATTGAGTTCAATATCAACACCTGCTCCACCATCTGTCGTGGCATTCTGAGTAAACTTGAGTGCGAATGTAGTGTTGAATGTTGCTAGTCCTTGTCTGAATGCAGTAGCGTCTGAGTTGACGTTACCGTAACTAAAGTCAGTCTGTGGATTAGTAACAGGATCTGTTCCTAGTAAGTGAGAGTGATTTAGTGTGCCAGTGTAGATAGACAGATAGTTATCTATTCTAGCACTAGTTGCGTCTGTGTCAATAACTCCACAGTCATCATTGCTTGGACTGCCATTTTTAGTGAAGTAATCATCACTTAGACTACTGATCTCCGAGAATGGTGAACCCCAGTAGTTACCAAATGCTACGCTACTACTACCTCTACCAGGCAACAGATCTATAAGTGATCCTCTGCCAGAATTTTCAACTTCTGACTCAAAGTTACCAAAGTTCCAGAAACCTGCATCTTCCCAATAACCATCATCAACAGCATCTGTATCACTGTCAGGTCTTCCACTCCAGTTTTGTGAACCGCTGGCACTAACACCGTAGTATGCTCTAGTGCCCCATGGAATGACTGGATCGCCATCATCACTATCAGTTTGTCCACTAATGAGTTCATGTTCGTGTTGTGGAGGACGGACAGAAATATCACTAACAGGACCAATGTTAGCAACAACTTCACCAGTGACAGTGAATTCAACATCTGCCTCTAGTTCTTCAGTTCCAAATGTTCTTGGAGTTCCTAGTGTAAAGTATTCTGATTCTATACCATCACTAGATCCAGCAGGTGCAACAACTTGTTCTAGTGGATCTGGACCAGCAACATCAACATCATCAACATACCAGTAACCACCAGTTGATCCAGTCAGTTCAAATGAACCACCAGCACTTGTTACAGGAACGAATGAAGATGATCCTCTGTTAGCGTCAACAATACCAGCACCTACCATTCTAACATTACGATAGTCTGGAACATTGAAGTTTCCAGTGTAGGATTTAGTTGCAGGAATATATGCAGCGTTGCCACCATATGTGTTACCAATTGCTTCCCACAACCAAGGATAATCTGCAGCAGCAAAGGTTGCTCCATCACATGGTAAGAATCCTGGATATCTTTCTTCAATATCACCATAACCAAAGTTACCATCATTTAGTGGTGTTTCTTTAGTGATAGGAACAACAGTTCCAATAGAGTAACCATCAAACTTAGGTGCTCTATAGTAATCTCTAGCATTGTTAGGATCTTCGCCTGCTGCTGCCCATGATTCAGCATTGAAGAATGCGTTCTTCTCAGAATACCAAACACCAAGATATCCTGGTGGGATAGGTTTAACAGCATAGTTGATAGATCTCAACTGAAATGGAGATGCATCACCAAATGTGATAACTGTTTGACCATAATTTGAGAGTCCTTGAACAGGATCAAGATCTGCATTTCCAGGTTGTTGCATAATAATAGTGATGAATACAGGATTACCACCAGGATCAGGATTAACTGTTCGTGGTCCTACTACTGCTGCATCACCATTTATAGAGAATAGAACATCACCAATATTCTCATTAGTAGCAAAATTGAACTCATTAAACGATTCAGGATTTGTCGCACTAATAGTAATTGGTAGATTGAAACTTGTCAATCCAATAGGACCAATGACACTAGCACCACCAGGAGTTCTATTAATAACTTGGTTGATAGGTGTGAATGATGGAATAGTATCTGGACCAGTCCAGTTTGCTACAGTCCATGTCTGAATAAATCTGTTTCCTACGTTAATACCAACAGTAACAACACCCTGACCAGGAATTACAGGGTTAGTGATATCTGTAGAGTTATCAACAACCAGTTCGATAGTATCACCATTTTGAACTGTGACATTATTGATGAGACCAGAAGAACCACCATTAATACTAATCTTAGGAACAATAGTAGTATCAGCAGGTCTAATAACAACAGGAACAAATAGTCCAGCGTCAAGTCCACCAACCAGTGCTACATTTCTACCAGCAACTAATGTAGAAGAACCTGATGCAACTTCTGATCTAAGACCAGTTTGTCCAGGAATCTGACCAATTAGATCTTGGAATACAAAGTTAGATGGATTATCATCAACACCTTGTCCAGATGTAATCTGCCATACAGAAATACCAGCACCATCACCAACAGTAACACTGAAGTTAACAGTTGCTGTTGGTGTTACTGATGATGTTCCCCTTAACTGAACATACTGACCATTACTTACTGTTAGGTTGTTACCCCATCCAGATGAAAGATTATTCAGAACATCATATCCATCAGCATTAGTAAATGTAGTATTAAAATTAGATACTGCAATCTCTGCACTATTATCAACACTAATGATAGCAGAAGTAGTTAATCCTAGGATTTGTGCAATATCACTATATACAACTTGTCCTAATGGTAGATTGTTTAGTGAACCAAAATCTGGTGGTGGGTTTGGTGTGTTGACTGGAATTGCACCAGTTGTAACATTCCAAGTAGCAGAACCTGTTCCAACAGTAACAACAACATTTTTTGTGTCTGATGGTGCAGAAGAAGATACTATTCTGACCTGAATCTGGTCATTATTAGATACAGTATTGTTAAGTGCTCTAGTCCATGCACCCCAAGAACCATAACTACTGGATCCTTCGTTGTATAGTCTTAGACGATAAGACCAGTCGTTTTCATCAATAACATTAGAACTAACAATCAATGGTGCTTGTGTTCCAGGATCAAGACCAGTAATTGTAATAACTTCTTCGCCTTCCCTTAAAGGATTAGGATCACTTGCTAGTCCAGTATATGCAACACCATTATCGGGATCTGTGGTTGCTGCATATGTTATTAGAGTATCAGATTCTGCATCATCAATATCCCTAAGGAAGAACGGATCAGGTTCAAAATCTTCCAGTTTAGTTTCAATAATCCAGAAGACAGTAAGCTCGCCAATCTCAATCTTGACTTGAGTAATGTCGTTGAAAAGAGGAGGAGCTTCGTAACGAAACTGGATAGACTGTCCTTCTTCAACATACAGCGGACTGGCACTAAACTGATATGGCATCTGATGTTAAGATTTTATCCCGTTAAGTATTTAGGTCAAATTTGACGAACGTCATTCCAATTAGTCTCAAGGTCTGGATCATCATCATCAAATCTTACTTGAATAGGAAAATTCGATCTGATCTCTGCTGCAACTTCAATATCTGTAACTACAATAGGATCACTAAGAACCAATGACTCATCAGGTGCTGCAATCTGATCAAGTGGTAGTTCATCTAAGTTATCAGGAATAGTAATATTATCAGGTGTTTCATCGACAACTACACCAACGCTAGTGTTCTGAGGATTCGTTCCACCTGCACCACTAGCAGTAGCAGTAAATGCAACAGCAAATGTTCCATGTAATGTCCATGGAATATTAAATGTTGCTGTATTGGTTATTGCTGTTCCAGATTCGTCGGATGCTGTTCCTGGCAGAGAAAGACTTTCTGTTATATTTACAGCATTACCTGTATTTGGATTTCTTTGCGTATAAATCGCATTAATAGTAACACCACTGGTTGCATATCTATATGTCATATCAATTGACAAAGTATCGCCATAGTTAATCTGCAGTGGTGGATTATATGACAATTCTGGTGGTTGATTCACAGTAACAGTAACATCATCACTATCTGATCCACCGAGACCAGAAGCAGATAATGTATATGTGGTTGTAAGAGTTGGTTGAACGTTTGTATTGCTTGTAAGCAATACTCCACCAATACCCTGGTTGATTGATGCACTGCTTGCATCACCAGTCACAACCCAATCTAGGTTTGCAAACTGTCCTCTAGTAATAGATGTAGAAACATTTTGTCCATCTGCTCTCAAGTTAGCAACAACTGGTTGATATACGGTAAGAATTGTTGATGCAGTATCATTACCTGCCTGACCAATAGCAGTTAATGTATAAGTTGTTGTTGCATTTGGAGAAACAACTCTATCATCTACAGCAGAGACAGCACCAATTCCTGCATTAATACTTTGAGACTCAGAATCTATTACACCCCAGGATAGAGTTGCAGAGTCTTGTCCAGCAATGATACTTGTTTTATCTAAAGTGAAATAACTAATCTCTGCAACTTTTAAATTATATTGAAGTGATCCAAATCCATTACCACTAACACCACCTTGTGCTATTAATGACAAAACACTAGCGTTATAGCGAGAAGTGCCGCCTGCACCACCGCCACCGCCAAAACTACAGTCAGTGCCAGCACCGCCGCCACCGCCACCAGTGTGACCACCGCCACCACCGCCGCCGCCTCCGCCGTCTCCACCACCTTTGTTAGCACCAGCACCACCAGTTCCTAGACCAGGGTTTGCATTAGCAAATCCACCAGCACCACCACCACCGCCTCCAGGACGTTGGGGACCACCACAAGAATAGGATCCACCTCCACCACCACCACCGCCTCCAGCGGTGACCACACGAGCGCCTGCAAGACGAAAAACAGATGCTGCTCCGCCGCCTGCTCCACAACCAGACCATCCACTAGTTCCATCATCACCACCTTTACCGCCGCTACCAGTAGTTCTATTTGCTAGGTTACCACCAGGACCACCAACAGCAGCACCAGATCCACCAGGACCATTACTTCCTACAGCTCCAATAAATGCTTGCCATCCTCTATCAGCTGATGATGTTGGGATAGAAAATGTTCCAAATCTACCATTACCAGCACCACCACCAGGACCACCAGAGTCAAATCCACCAGATCCTCCTCTAGCACCCCCAATTTGCATAGTTATATTTCGAGCACCACCAGGAATAGTTCCTGAGGATCCCCCAAAAGCAAAACTAACAGTTACAGTTTGATTTGACATTAGATTTGTTGAACGTCGTTCCAGTTAGATTCTATATCAGGATCATCATCATCAAATCTTACTTGAATAGGAAAATTAGATTTGATTGTCACTGGTATATCTATTCCAGTAACAACAATAGGATCACTAACAACTGTCTCTTCATCAGGTGCTTCAACTATATCTTCTGGTATTTCATCTAGATTCTCTGGAAGCGTGATGTTATCAGGTAATTGATCAATGTTAACATTAATAGTGTTACTTTGATTTACAATACCACCATCACCAGTTGCAGTAAAAGTAACAATAATACTGCTAGGACCAAAATCATTCCAAGGAACAACAGTGGTTAAATTTTGAGTTATCGATATACCAGGAGTAACAGCATCACCATTTGCAGAACCATTGACGACTGCAGTATCTGTTGATCCATCAAGATAGTTAAAAATATATGATGCGCTTACGCCACTATTTGCATACGTTGTGGTGGTATTTGCAGTAAAAGATCCCTCATAATCAATTGTTAATGGAACACTTGCTGATAATGTAGGTCTTTGATAAACAGTTACTGTCGCAGAATCAGTATCTGATCCTCCAGGACCAGAAGCAGATAATGTATACGTAGTTGAAGCGTTAGGACTTACATTTTTACTAGAAGATAGTAGAACAGCACCAATACCCTGATCAATTGATGCTGTATCAGCATCTCCAGAAGTAACCCAAGTTAGTTGAGCAATTCCTCCAGCAATAATAGATGCTGGAATACTACTCATACTGACACTGACAGGTTGATATACTGTTATTTGGGCACTATAATTTCTTGATCCACCAGCACCAGATACCGTAAGAGTATAGATTGTAGTGGTGCTTGGACTAATTGTTTGAGATCCAGAACCTGCAACATTTCCTATGTTTGTAATTGAAACTGAATCAACAAATCCACTACTAGACCAACTTAAAATTGCAGAGTCTTGTCCAGCAATAATGCTTGACTTATTAATCGAGATGCTTCCTGTTGGTGCTGGTGGTTGTGATGGTGCATCAATTGTAAACGCAATAGCATATGGATTTGAACTATAGTCGGAACCAGAACCATTACGAACAGTTCCAGAAACTGTCTGATTTCCAGGATTAGCATAGAATTGTGTGGTAGCTGCACCTCTAAATCCAGCAACACTACAATTATTACCTGCAACACGAAGAGTTGCAAAGTTATCACATGATGCTTGGACTGTATAAGTGCCAGGGTATGGAAAGTTTACAGTAACGCTAAAACTAAATGTAACACCTTCAAATGCATTACCGCTTCCAGATCCTGGTGTAAAGCGCCTACCATAAGTATTCATCAAGGTGCCCCAGGCACCATTGGTGTATCCACCATAACTATTTGGAAGATTAGCACTAGTGTAAATGATTGGCATTATATTTCCCTAACGTCGTTCCAATTGGTTTCTAAGTTTGGATCATTATTATCAAATCTAACCTTGATAGGTTTATCAGATCTAATTTCTACTGGGATATCTATATCAGTAACTACGATAGGGTCACTTAATACAATATCTTCATCGGGAGCATAAACTTCTTCTTCGGGTATCTTATCTAGAGAATCTCTAATATTGAATAGATCAGGAAGTTGATCGATTTCTACACTAACAGTAACTGCTGAAGCAAATACTGTTCCTCCACAACCACTAGCAAATAATTGGTATTGAATTACTTCTGGTCCAAAATCATCCCACGGAACGTTTGAATTAAAAGTTATAGTTTCTTCAGTGCTATTTTCGTCTGATGCAGATGTTCCTATGCTACGAGTATCGGATGTTGTAACACCTTCAATGTTAGTGTATGTAATAACTACACCCGCACCACTAGTAGCAGCACCAAAAGTAACTTCTACAGTGAATTGATCTCCATAGTCAAGATTGACTGGGAAGTTACCAGCAATTGTTGGTATCTGACATACCTTTACATCTACAAATGCTTCGTCAAATCCACCAGGACCATCAGCAGTCAAAGTATATCGTGTAGTTACATTTGGTGATACATTTGCATTACTTGCTAGCAAAACCTCTCCAGTAGCAGTTACAGGAGGACTAATAAATGCTTCGTTAGCATCCCCAGTAACTGTCCACTGTAAGTTTGTCTGTTGTCCTACAGTAATGGGATTTGGGATAGCAGATATATTTGCAACAGTTGGTTCATAAACAGTGACAATAACTGACTTCGTTGTTTGTGACCCCTGAGCACCACCGAAATTTTTTGCTGTTATAGTATAAGTCCTACTGATATTTGGATTGACAATAATACTACCTCTTCCAACACCAAATTCATCAAATACTGTGATAGGTAGCACATCACCAATACCTTCATTGATATCAATATCAGAAACACTAACACCTTGAACTGTCCAAGACAATGTTGCTTGTCCAGGTCTAATATATGATGATGGAGATACAGAAAATGTAACTGTTGGTGGAGGTGGTGGTAGAACTGTAACCGTAATTACTCTAATACTATTTCCTACTGGTCCAACTGCAGTTAATTGATAGTTTGTAGTTGCTGCTGGACTTACAGTAACAGTTCCAGAAGGATCAGAAACTGCACCAACACCACTAATGTCTGCACTAGTTGTGTCTCCAAATACAATCCATGACAATGTAGCAGATCCACCGAAAGGAATACTTACCGAATTAACTTCATTAAAATTATTTAAAAAATTTGGATCAGTAGAGAATGATGCGCTCGGTAGAAAAAATTGATTATGTCCAGGAATCCATCTCTCACCACTGTTACTAGTCTCAAGAATAATATTGATACCAGCAGCAGTGCATCTCTCTACAAAATATTCATAGGATGCTCGAACGGTATTATATACCATCGAACCAGAAACATCCAACCACACAGATACATATGATCCTGGTGGTTGTGATGATAGATTTGTGATAGCAAACCAGTCAGATCTAGAGGCAACATTACCATTGTCTCTATTGACAGTAAAAGTTCCCCCGCCAACAGATCCGTTAGCAAGAGAATCATTC